CTGGTGTAGCAATCAATAAGGGTCAAGCAGTCTACGTTACTAGTGCAGATGGAACTAACATGATTGTTGGTTTGGCTTCTAATGCTTCTGAGGCTACATCTAGTAAGACTATGGGTCTTTTGGATGCCACAGTTTCTACAAATGGTTTTGCTAACGTAGTAACAGAAGGTCTTTTAGATGGATTAGATACCTCAACTGCAGGCGCAGCAGGTGATCCTGTATGGTTGGGAACAGGAGGAAACTTAATTTACGGCTTAGCAAATAAACCGTACGCTCCTGCTCACCTAGTTTTTATTGGTATAGTAACCCGTAAAAACTCTAACAACGGAGAAATCTTCGTTAAGGTACAGAATGGATTTGAGTTAAATGAGATTCATGATGTAGATTTAAAAACAAATTTACCAGTAAACGGAGAGTTACTAGGATTTAACGGAACTCTTTGGGTAAACAAGACTATTGCTGGATGGTTAGGATACACTCCTGCCAATGCATCTGGTACTACTAACTACATTTCTAAGTTTACAGGATCTACTACTTTAGGTAACTCTCAAATCTTTGATGATGGAACCAATGTAGGAATAGGTACTACTACCATGTTTGGTAAACTATCTATTTCTTCTGGAAACTCTAATGGTATACGTATTGATACTAATGGTGGAGGGTACTCCGCTTTAAACATAGGAGGCACAGGTTCACTAACTGTTGATGCCCCAGGTATTACTGGAGGTAGATTTCAAATAACAGATAGTGGTAATGTAGGAATAGGTATTACTAATCCAAGTAAGAAGTTGCAAATAGGAATATCTAATGCAACACACGCTGATGAAGGTATACTTTTACAGAGTCCAGCAGGGTATGGAGAAGGAGCTATTTATCATGATTATGGACAAAGTACTGGAGTTACAGCGTTTAAGATTCTTAATACATATTCAGGTTCTCAAATAGCTTTATCTCAAGATACATATAGTTCAACTGGAAGTCCTGGAAGTATAAGATTATACACGGCTGCATCAGGTGGTGGAAATACCCCAGTAGAACGTATGCGTATTACCTCTGCAGGTGATGTAGGAATAGGAACAGCTAGTCCTGCGGCTAAATTACACACTGTAGGAAGTGGTATTGTAAACATAGTTCAAAGCTCAAATACGGTATCATATACACAGTATTATAATACCAGTACAGGCACCAATACATCCAACGATGGATTAACTGTTGGTATAAACGGATTAGATGCGTATGTCCTCCACAGAGAAGCAGGCAACTTAATTCTTGGTACACTTGATACTGAACGTGTACGCATTACCTCTGCAGGTCTTGTTGGTATAGGGACAAGTTCTCCTCAAGCTAGATTGCAAGTTTCCTCTTCTACCTCAGACGGTCTTATTGTATCAACAAGTGCAAATGCTGAACCATTTATTGCTTTATGGAGAAATTCAGGAAGTAATGGCGTAGGTGTACTTAGGCTTATTGATGGCGGAAATATCTATTTTGATAATGGAGCTACAGGTGCTGCACAATCTACTAAGATGGTATTGACTGCTGCAGGTAATCTCGGCATTGGTACTACTAGTCCAGTATCTAAACTTACAGTTACTAATGGAAATATAGAAATACAATCAGATGGCTCTTCCTCTATGACGAACTACCTAAAAATAGGTACGCATACAGGTGGTAGTTGGGGAAGTTATATATCTGCCTCTTCTTTCTATAATTCAAATTTAAATACTAATTTAAGACTTGGTGTTTCAAATTCAGGAACTCTTATAGATGTTATATCAATAACGAGCGTTGGTGATGTAGGTATAGGTACTAACGCTCCTGCTACTAAGTTAAATTTAAAGGAAAGTAATTCTGGAACTGAAGGTTTTATTATTACTAACTGGAATAGTGTTAATACAATATTACTGGGGAGCGATAGTATAACTGGTGGAGGTAAATTAACACTTAAAACCAATGGAGGTGCATCAAACGTCTTCATAAGTTCATATGGTGATTCGTATTTTAGTGGCGGTAATGTAGGTATAGGAACTACAAGTCCTTCAACAAAGTTACATGTAGTAGGTGCTTCTATAATTGCTAATAACAGTTCTATAAATCCAGATACTTATGGAAATACAGTTATTGCTGGTGCTATAGGAACTGTTGGTGGATGGGGATTAAGTTCAGCAATTGGCGGAAATGCAGGTACTGGACACAGTTGGGCTATTGGAACTAATGGTGATAATCTATATATGGGTTATTCTAATGGTAGTTCTAGCAACTCAATGTTGACATTTTTACAAGTAGATGATAGTACTCGTAATGTATTTTTAGTACCCTCAGCAGGTAATGTAGGGATAGGTACTGCTTCTCCTAGTTATAAATTAGATGTCAGTGGAGCATTAAGAGCAACTGGAACATTGTATAGTGATAATGGATCTTTAGCTGGTGAATTAAATCTTGGTCAAGTAGTTAGCATTGGTTCTTCTTTTGGTAGTTACGCAAATCTTATATTCTCCATGCACAATGGTGGAGGATTTAGTGACATACTGAAGTTGCAGGGTAATGGAAATGTGGGTATAGGTACTGCTAGTCCCTCTAAATTGCTTCATGTAAATGGAGAAGCAACATTTGCAACTAATAGTGGTGGATTAATTATTAGATCTTATGATGGAGATACTGCTAATATAAGGCCTAGTGTAGGTAACGGTTCTATTTTAATTTCTGATGATAGCGGATTAACTACTAGAGGTACTGAATTTTTAAATAATGGCGGTATTATAGTTAACGCTACTTCTGGAGCTCCTTTAACAGTTAATGCAAACGGAACTATAGGATTGTACGTTAACTCTACAGCTAACGTAGGAATTGGTAATACTTCACCTTCTACTTTACTAGATGTAAGCGGAGTTATCACAGCAACAGGAGGAAACAGTACTAACTGGAATACTGCGTATGGCTGGGGTAATCATGCTTCTGCAAGTTATGTTCCTCAAGCAAGGACGCTTACTATTAATGGAACTAGTTATGATCTAAGCGCAAATAGAAGCTGGACAATAGCAACAACAACTCCAGGAGGATCTGATACACAAGTCCAATACAATAGTTCTGGATCTTTAGCAGGAGCCTCTGCTTTGACTTACAACTCTACTACTAACAGAGTAGGTATTAACCAAGCTTTTCCTGGATACGACTTAGATGTAAATGGACAAGTAAGAGTACAAGATAAACTTAGAATAGGAACTGGTAACGGAGTAGTACACATGTCCTCAAGTGCTACTATTAATCCTAGTGCTACTACTGTTGTATGGGCTCAAACCGTAAGCGTAGGTATGTGTGCCTTTATTGAGTACTACATTTTAAACAATAACTCACTTACAGACCAAAGAGCTGGTACAATCATGGTTACCTGGAATCAGTCAGGAACGCCTACAATCGCTCATACGGAAACAACTACCCCTGATATAGGGTCAACTACCACTGTGAACTTTACAAGCTCTCTAGTGGGCTCAGATGCAAGAATTAACGCAGTAAACTCAAGTGCCAATCCTTATACGATGGTAATGAGTTTTAAATATTTCTAATATATAGATTATATACATTGTTGGATAGTGAAAACAATAAAAGATGCCTAATGAATTTATCGTAAAAAACGGACTTGTAGTAGGGGGTAACGTTGTTACCTCAGGGACTATTACTATTAATGGAGCTCTTGCAGCTACACAATCTTGGGTTACATCTCAAGCTTATTTAACTTCTGCTAGTTTAAGCGGATATGCTACTCAGTCTTATGTGACTAGTGCATTAGCTGCCTTAGTAGATGCAGCTCCTGCAGCATTAGATACGCTTAATGAACTTGCAGCAGCACTTGGAGATGATGCTAACTTCTCTACAACTATTACAAATAGTATAGCTTCTAAGCTTTCCTTAACAGGAGGAACTCTTACAGGAGCATTGAATGGTACAAGTGCTTCATTCAGTAGTAATGTTACTTTAGGTAATAATGCAGATTTAGTTTTTGTAGACCTTGCAGGAACTTTCCCTACTACTGGTAAAGGATTTGATTGGACGTTAAATAACGATGGGGCTAGGATTTATGCTGTACAACCAGGTTCTGATAGTATTGATCTTGTATTTCAGTTAAGAGACAATGCAACAACTAACGATAGATTTGTATTCTGGGTTGATGAATGGCAAGGTCCTGCGTATGATAAGTATCCACTTATTATTTCTGGAGGTACTGAGTTTGACTTAAAAGATTCATCTCTCTACACAAATACCGTACTTAGATTATCTAATAGTGGAGTGTTACAGAATGTTACTGGTAACATCTCTATGTTTACTAACAATGCAGGGTATCTTACTTCTTACACAGAGACAGATACGTTAGCTACAGTAACAGGAAGAGGTGCAACTACTTCTACTAATATTTCAGTAAATACTGTAATTTTAGGTACCGATGCAACATACGGAGGAGCCTATCGTTCTGTATCTTTTGGATATAATGGAGACAGTTATAACAGAATTCTTGCTGCAAATAATACTAGTGATGGTATGTATTTTATGGCAGCAACTGGTCAAGGATTTAACTTTAGACCTAATGGTGGAACTGCTAACTTAGTAGTGATAAACTCTGCGGGTAACTTAGGTATTGGAACTACCACTCCATTATATAAATTAGATGTAGTAGGAGCAATAAGGTCAAATGCTTCAAATGTTGGTACTTTAAATCTTGGTACAGACTCATATAGTAGTACTTACCTTACAGCACAGGTAATTGGTCAAACCTCTCCCTCTTATACATCAACAGGTAAATTATCTTTTAAGGTTTTAACTTGGGGAGCAGGAAGTGATTATGGTCCTACAGAACAAATGTATATTGACGTTACAGGACCTGACACCAAAACAGCTACTCTTGTAATGCTTCCTTGGGGAGGTAATGTAGGGATCGGTACTACAAGTCCTTCTCAAAAATTAAACATTGAAGGAAACATTCTATTAAATCTTGGAGGTACTTTATACTTAAGGGATACTACTACATATATAAATGAAGGTAGTGGCTTAAATCTTGTATCAGGAGCAACTCGTAGTATTAATCTTAGCGCAGGTGGTTCTGAAAGAATGCGTATTACTGCTACAGGATATGTAGGAATAGGAACTACTGCGCCATCAACAAAACTAGAGGTAGGAAACTTTCTTGATGCAGTTACCAATAAGATAACTGTAGCTGCTAGATATGAATATGAACCTGAGTTTAACTTTAGACTAGGACAATCTGGAACTAATTACGACTGGGTAGGTGCTGTTATATCATCAGGTGATGATGGTAACTATAATGGTAAAATACTATTTAAGACAGCTAATGCAGGTAGAGATACTCCTACTACCAAGATGGCAATAAAAGCCAATGGCAATGTAGGAATAGGAACAGTAAGCCCTAGTGAAAAATTAGATGTATTAGGAAATATTAAAATCTATAACGAAACAGGACTTATTACAGATTACGGGCCTTTAATTGGACGTTATAATACTTCTCAGATATACATAGGAACAGGAGGAAGTTATTCTATTATAAAAATAGGTAGGGATGATGGAGCAGCATTGAATGTTCTTTCTGGGGGCACTATAGGCATAGGAACAACTAGTCCAGTAGCTACTTTGTCTGTAGTAGGTACTGTAAATTTAGGTGCTCAAGCTTCTGGATTTTATAATACAAACTCCGTACTTCACATTGCTAAATCAGGCGTAGCTCAAATTACATTTGAAGATTATCAAGTAACAGCAGGTATTGCAGTTGCTGCTAGTGTAATGAGTTTTGGAAACCAAGTATCTGATGCTACTTATAGATTTAAGTATAACAATGTTTATAATGGTAACTTTGCTTCAACTGGAACTACCTTAGTACAATTTAATCCTACTACAAGTTATATTAGTGCAGGTAATTTTGGAATTGGAACAACTACTCCTCAAAAGAAATTGGATGTAAATGGGAATGGAATAGTTGCATCTTTTGGCACTACAATAAGTCCAGGACAATTTGCAGGAATACATTTTGGTTATAGTGAATCCGCTTCAAATAACGATAGCTATAAAAAATCTGCCTTAGTATTTGAAAGAACAGACAATCATGGTCAAGGAGGAAATGCTTCTGGTAAGATTCACTTTTTACTTAATAATATAGCGTCAGCTTCTGCAACGTCTCTTTCACATTCTGTAATGGTGATTGATACTGACTCAGTAGCAACACAAGGTTCTGCTAGAGTGGGCATCGGTACTACTTCTCCTTCTTCGGCATTAGAAGTAATAGGAACAATTAGGAATAAAAATGCTAGTCCAAATTCAAATTACAGTCAGCTATCTACTACTGAAGCAACACTAACTTTATCTACTTATTCTATTAATACAGCATCGTACCCTGCAAATATTATCTTTTCTCCTGCATCTACTGAAGCAATGCGGATTAACACCGCAGGTAAAGTATCTATAGGAACTACAGACACTAACTCAGACAAATCAGATTTTACTGTATATACAGGATCAGGAGCATCTCTTGCTTTGGTAGATGACCAGGTGAGAATGGGGGGTACAGATGTAAACTGGGGAGTTGCTTTAAGATCTACTGGTTATTTAGAAACTTACGGACAAGCGTTATATTTACAAAGTCTTGCAGGAAATCATCCAGTAGTAGTTAGACCCAATAATACTAGTTCTGTTGAATTTTATCAAGATTACACTTTATTTAATGGATTAAATCTTTCTATATCTAGAATAAATTCAGCTCATGCTGCTAACTACTTTAGAGGAGACACGAGTCATTTAGTTATTGGTACAGGAGGAACTCTTTATCTTAACTATGGTGGAAACACAACCAACATTACGGGCAATACTACTAACAGTGGATGGTTAGGTGTAACTGGAATTGTATCTGCTAATGCACGTAAACTATCCTTGGGTATACTTGATCTTAATTCAGGTATTACCCCAGCTCAATATAAAATTAAAACAAACATTCCGTGGAACTATGGAGGTTCTGACTTTACTGTAAACATTAAAGGATTTAGATATGGAGTTGGGCAAATGGTTTCTTTGTCTATTGGTTGGCATTATTACAATAATGAATTTTACAATAGAAATGCTATCTCTAATGGTGCTTGGGCCCCTACAATTAGTCTTGCTAAGAGTCCAGATGGATATGTAATTATTTATATTCCTGGTCCTGACTACTGGCCTAAATTGTACGTAGAAAGTGTTTACTCTTCTAACTCTGCTGATTCTTATACTTCAGGATGGAGTTGGTCAGA